AAGAAGATTCTTCTTTAACTAATACCGTTTCATTAAACGGACAATCCTTAATCAGCGCTGAATCTAGAGATAGATTAAAGTGGGATTCAAAAAAAGCTTATAAGATTGGCGATTTTGTTTACATCGAAAACAATAATATAAAAATTCCAACTCAGGATGTAAATCAAATTCCAAATTGGGAGCCTCTTTACAAAGTGTATGTCTGCACGAAGGATCACACAAGCTCATCTTCAACTCATCCGTCTTTTAATAAAGTTTATTGGATTGCAGATCAATGCTCAAAAACTTTAACTGGATGCGCTCTTAGGTTTGGAAGACATGGACATATGCCATTTGGGGGCTTTCCTGGAACAGAAGAATACTCAATGACTCAATGAAATCAATAATTGAACACGCCGAAAAATCTGATTCAGAAATTTGTGGTTTTGTTTTTGTGGAAAATGGGCAATTAAAAACTGAAACAGCAAAAAATATAGCTATCAAGGAAACTGATATTTTTGAAATACATCCTTTGGAAATTTTAAGGCATATAAGAAGTGGAAAGCTTGCGGCAATTTATCATAGTCACCCACAGACGACAGAAGAAGAATCAAAGCTCGATAAATTTAACTGTGAAAATTCTTGTATTCCATATTTGATATATAGCAAGCAGACTCAAAAATTTAATCTTTTGATACCAAAAAAGCCCCACGTTAGCAAAGAAAATTTAGAGTTACTAAAAAAAATATATGACTAATATTTATTTATACGGAGAGTTAAAAAATAAATTTGGTGGTGAATTCAAATTTAATATCAATTCTCCAAAGGAAGCTTTTTCGGCAATAAACGCAAATAGAAGAGGGTTTTGTGATGAAGTAAAAAGACTCGCAGCAAAAGGTATATTATATAGAGTAATCGTAGACGACAATATCATTGATGATCCTAAAGAGCTAAGTGTTTCAAAAGCTCCAAAAGAAATACATATACTACCTATGGTTTGGGGCGCAGGATCAACCTTTAAAAAAGTATTCCTTGTAATCGCTGCTGTAATAATAGCTATATACGCTCCTCAGCTACTTCCTGGTTATTTAGGTAAAGCTGTAGCTTTCGTAGCTGCGGCTGTAGCCCTGCAAGGAATAATGAGTCTTTTATATCCACAGCCAAAACCGGATTTTAACCAAGAAGTGGCGGCAGGGGCAAAATCTTATTTGTTTTCTTCTAAACAGAATAATGTGACTCAGGGTCAAGCTATTCCAGTTGGTTATGGCAGATTGCTGATTGGTTCATCTCAAATTAATGCAAATATCAGTAGTTACCCTATAAAGACCGATATAAAAACGTTAATGGCTCCAGTAGATAGACCAATCGATGATTATACAGAACTTGAATTTAGTAATGAAGACGAAACAGCTTCTGTAGATAGTTTTTACACAAACCAATCCATGGGAATGGATGAAGTTTATTCATTTACTAGCGTTAATGTTTTAAACTCATATTCAAATATAGTTACTAGAAGCACAGCTAAGGTAACTACCGAGCCTGTAGAAGTAGTTGTAAGAAGAAATGGAGAATTAATATCTAATTCAAATTTTGCAGAATTTGATCCTGATATTGAATATTCTTGGGAGGATGCGAGTCCAGACGTTAATAAAGGAAAAATAAAAATAGAAAATCCATATTCATTTGATTCTGGAATAGTCTTCCGAGCTTATTTTGCAAAAGATTTTAAATATTATACTGAATTTGATACTAGCGGAAACAACAATCCTTCTTTTTTTATTTCTTATCCTCAAGATTCTTTAGTTAGATATGGTCCCGCTCAATTTAGAACATTGTTATTTTCTAATTGGGACACTGGATATATTTATAAAAGTGGAGAGCTTTCTGTTTTGAATGAAGGCGGGGAAAGTTTTTATTATAAAGCTATAACTGGAGGCAAAGGAGTTTCTCCAACAGACCCAACAAGCGGATCATCTTATTGGGCTGCGGTTGAAATTCCTCAAAACGAAGATTTATACAGGGCAAAAAATAGCCAAGTCTCAGGCGCCTTACCTACGGAAACGGATGTCTGGGAAGAAATTCATGCGCCGCTCACAACTGAATATTTCGATCAATTAACTAATTATTTTGGGGCTCCATATAAGTCAGATAAGGTTCATGTAGGAGGAATAGATGGAATAAATATTAATAGAGTGCGAGAGCGTGATGGAGCAAGTGTTAATGGTGATGTTGATAATTATATGAATTTAAATGCTGATAACTATATGATGGAATTTCTTGGTTTTTATAAAGTTCCATTTGTCAGAAATAGAGTAATTAACATTGCTGATGCAGAAGCAGGCGCAATGTATGAAGTGGTCAATGTAGGGGCAACTGGAGTACAGTGGACAGGAGCGGGTCTTACTGGGCAAGGCGGATCGGCAATTCCAGTTCTTCCTGGCGTGACTTTTACAAAAAATTCTAATCAAGTGACTGGAGATGGAACTGTTTTAAGAGTTGCTACTTATAAATTTAAATTAGACTCGGATGATGCATCTGATCTTTATATAGATGGGCAATTAGCAAGCTCTTACTATGGAAACCATGGCCCTTGGTCTGGATTCGCTAACTATCAGCGACCAACAGAGCAAGAAATTGAAAACTTGCATTCTACTACTGTCGAAATTCCATTAACTGTAGGCTATCATAGACTATATACTAGATTTCAAGATGCTCTTGGAGGAGACGATTTGACTATATACAGAAAATATGATACTAATGGAGACAACTCTTTTTCTGATTGGCAAAAAACTCCAAAAGAAGAGCTTTTTCATAGAAAAATTTCTGATTTCTCTGTTGGATATTCAAATAAATTTTTGACAAAAAATCAAAAAATTCCAGCATCTTCTATGGTCATTGGAAAAAAGTATAGAATAGTTCAATTAGGAACTGTGAACTGGGGCTCAATCGGAGCAAGCTCTCCTAAAGTGGGAACAGTTTTTTACAGAAGAGCGGGAACTTTAACTGGATCTAATGGATTCGTATTCGAAGAAACTTTCAGTCATTACGAAGCTATTGATTCTTCTTCAAATAGAATCGTAGTCTTTTCTTGCGAAAGGCCAATAAAAGATGGAGTAATAGATAGAGGTCTTTCTTATTTTAAAGCAAAATATAAATGCAAAGTAACGGTCGATGGGATCGAGCAAAATACAGCTCCGGTTAAAATTAATGTAAGGTACTTACCAACTGAAATTTCTCTGCAACAAGAAAATTTAGGAACATTAAGCGTACCAGCTTATACAGATGTATGAAAATTTTAAATCCATATAGATTTATAAAAGGTGGTTCTGGAACGCCAGAAGTTTTTCTGCTGCCACCAAGGAGCCAAAATTTAAGAAAAAGTATTTCTATAGCTGAAGTTGTCGATATTTTATGTGAAGGTCCAATTTATGGATTAGTAGACCAATTTGGAAGAAAAATTTATGGACTAGATATGCTTAAAGGAGTTTATTTAAATGGTGTTCCAGTAATGAATACCAAAGGTGAATATAATTTTAGAAATATTTTGATGGAAATTAATTTTGGAACTGAGAATCAAAAGCCATTACCAAGCTTTAAAAAAGCAAATATTCCAAAAGGAATGGGTTTTAAATTATTAGGGCCAATAAAAACAACCGATAGTGGCGATGAAATTATCATAAATAATAGAAAGGGAGGAAACTTTGTTGACTGGGCAAGATTTGGGGGAGATTGGCCTTCTGAAGAAAAAGATCCATTTGTTTTTGTACACAAAATTAAAAATAAAGACGTTAAAAAACTTAAAGTAGGTTTGGTTATAGAAGCTTTGTCTGACACTGTTGATTATTTTAATCCTAATTTGGGAGGCAAAAATGAGGTTGGCACTTTTTTACCCGCAAAAATCAGATTGCTTTTAAAGTATGGGCTTGAAAATTCTTCTAGAATTCAATCCAGAATTATTGAAATTTCTGGAACTGCAACAAGTCCCTTTTCAATAATGATCGGAGAAGGAGATGGTGGAGATTATTCTGATTTAGTTTTCCTACCAAATTATTATTCAAATCCAAATGGATTGCAGCCATCGGCAAGAGGTGGTGGAGCGCTTGTAGGCGGCGGAAGAAATCTTAATGCGGTAGGTTTAACGGCTAAAGATATAGAAGAAATTATAGCGCGGGGAACAAGAGTTCAAGAATAATTTAAAATGCCAATAGAAAAAACACAGCAAGAACTTATAGCGGAAAAGCTTTACCCAACAAATCCTGCTAAAATATTAAATCTTCTTTATTTTTTAAGGAGAAGATATGAGGAGGATTACATTCCTTCTTCGCCACAAAGGAATTTAGTTTCTGCTGGATACGTTGGAATTGGGGTAGGTGCAGCAGCGACCTTCGACTCAGTAACAAGCTCTGCTGAAAAAGGCCAGCCAATAACATTAAGCGGAACAGCCACATTTACATTAACAAATGGTCAAAATAGTGTTCTTTTGCCAGCATTGGGCTTAACGGCACAAATCAACATCGGAAGAACAGATACTTCTTATGCTGCTTTCCAAGTGCGGGCAGAAAGATCCCAGATCAATCCTGACGGCACATTTTCATTTCAAATATCAGGCGAGCAAACAGAAAAAATGGTTGCTGGAAACCATACCGTTTATATTGACGCCTTTTCTCCCGTAGGAGCAGTAAGATTAACTGCCTCTGGTCAAGAAAATGATGTAAGAATATTTGCTATTGTATAACTTTAATTTATAATAAATCATGGACCCAACAGAAGGAGGAAACGAAAACGGAAGTCAGGAGAATAATCCAATTCACAGTTCTGATCTTGGCACTCAAGAAATTGTATTGCCTCCATCTTTTGATGGTAGAGATAGGTTTATTTCAATAGAAAAGATAACCCCAGAGACAATCAACCCTCTTGTAAAAAGAGATATTATTGTTGAAAGCGTTACAGAAACGATAGATAGAAATTTTTCATATCCTCTTACGGCTCACGTAGGATTGAAATTTGACGCAAGAACCTTCCCAAATATTCCAAAAAGGGAATTTGATGTTAAGATGAAAAAAATAAAAGTTCCATCAAATTATTATGCAATTGGTGGAAACGGAATAGATAAAAGATACGCTTATGCAAGCAAAAATTTTGCAGGCGATCCAAACAACCTTGATGTTGTATTCATTGTAGATCAAAACATGGGCTATGCCCAAAGACAATTGCTTTTAAGAAATATAAAGCAAATGATTGCGAAAGTAATAGCTGGATACACATTTGTCAGGGCTTCGATTTGGCAAACTTCTGCAAGTCAAAATACAACTCTAAATGAAAAAACTGGAGAAGTTTTAAATGGTTTTACTTATTATGAAACAAATGATTTTTTTGAAATAGAGAGTCCAGATTCAAATGGAACGTCAAGCACCAATTTGCTTTCAAAACTTAGTGGGGCTTTAAATTCAAATAATATAAGCACCGATCCAGCAGAAACATCGATC